TCTGCGCCTTTTTGTGGCCATGGTAATGCTGATGTGAAATAATCGTGTTTTTTTCCTCTATTAAGTAATGTGTAAGCAGTTGCGTCTGTACCAGACGTTGTTAATACTGTTTTTGGTGCTTGTAAGTTTTCATCTCGGAACCAATCGTTCCAGACGAGTGTATATGCTCGGTGCCATAATGCACTGAATTCTAATGATGCTACTTTTGTTGGTATTCCGATGTAATCGGAAAGAGATCCCTCAGTCTCTCCGCCTCCAGGTGCGGTAATTGTTGGTGGTACTGGCGCTGCGACTGTGAAATCGGGTGTTCCATCTAGTCTATCGGAACCAGGCGCTTTATATGTTTTTGTTTCTCCCATAAATTCTTCGAAATCGTCCCAAACGAGTCGTACTGGGACTGCGAAGAAATGGGTATCCATGAATGCATTGTCCATGGTTGGGTTAATTGGTGTTGCTAATCTGCTAAATGCTGTGAGATTACATGAAAATGTATCTCCGGGTAATGCTTCGTCTACATAGATCGGTACTAATTGACCGGCATTGAATGTGGTTTTAAGCCCATGACTCCTATCAAATGTGCTTCGTTGTATATCGGCATGTGGTACTTCGCTAAACTGATGTTGTTGCGCTGAACCGATTCTTGTGTTGTATTTGTGAGGGTTTTTCATGGGCATGTTAATCCTTATTTTTTAGTTTTTTTGAATTGTATCACATGTTCATGTGCTTTTGCAATACATGTGGGTTCTTCCGGTGTTAATTCTCCGGTTGTTGTTTCAAATGTGCCGATTCGCCACAGCGAATAATCCTCTGGATTTTTGGCAATTTGTGTTTCTTCATTCGCCATATCGGCGAATTGTCTCAACGCTATTGCGTCGTTTTCCAAACTGTAGTCTTGGTGATATGCTTCAAGTGCTGAATCATATATTGTATATTTACATAGTATCATAGTTTTTCCCTTTTGTATAAAGCCATTCTGGCTTTGTGGTTTTTCTCTCGATATGCGAGAGCTTCCTTCGTAAAAAGATGGGACATTTCGTCCATCATCTTTCTACGGTCTTTTTTTATATCAGCCATTATCTCTGGATATAAAAGTTCGTATTGTCTATCATATGCTTTGGGTGGTTTCATTTTTTTACCATTAATGGTAATGAAATCCGATGGATAAACATCATCTTGGTATTTGGCGAGCCAGTCGCCTGCTATGCCAGGTCTCCGGCTCATAGTAGCGTATTCTTGTTGTCTTTCAACTATTTCTCCTGTGTCATAGTCTACTAATTCATAATGTTCTTGTTTATTTTTTCCGTTAATTTTTTTTTGTACATAATTAGCGACATAGGCAGCTGTTTCAAAATTAACAGTTCCAATAGATACGTGGCCCTTGCCCCATATCTTTTTTAATGTTTCTGATGTATATAAATCTTTATGTTTACCTGGCACTTTTTCCATGTCTGGAAAAGAGTGGTTAAATATTATTGCATGATAATGCGGTCTACCGAAATTTTCGCCATATTCCCCGCATTGATAATATCTTATTTTTTTCTTACTGTATTTCTTTCTAAGCCTTTTCATAAAGTCTTGAAAGTGTTTTTTTACTAGTGTACCGTATTCCGGTAAATTTTCATTATCGTATGTTAACGTAATAAATATATTATTTGGATGTAGAGAAGACTCATGTAGTATTCTCATAGCCCACTGACGTGAGTATTCGCTGCGACATCCTGTACATTGTCGACAGGGTATTTTAAAGCCTTTGTGGTTCCGGTTATCTTTATACGGATTGTAAAATTTTATTCCGTCTTCCGTTTTCCAGGCTTGTATTGGATGAAAACATGGCATAGTTGTTCTCCATTAGTTATAGTCTAATTCCGCCTCTCATAGGTCGGCTGCTTCTTAAAGAGTTTTTTCTGTGTGTTCTCGCTGCTGTGCGTGAAAACATTCTCTTTGATTTTTTATAGTTCATTTTTCTTGGTCTTCTCATTGTTATCACTCTCCTTAGTTCGTGAGGTTATTTTTACGACTTCCCCCTAAAAGGTGTCAGTCGTTACAGTTGTATCAAGTAGACAACTGTTCTGCCGCGTCGGATTCATCCGACTTGCCTGCTGGGAGGGACGTTGTTTCCTCCCCAGCTTCAGCTTGTAAAGCTTGAGCTAAACGCTCGTTTTTAACAGCTAAACCCCATTCCTCCATTTGTTGAAGGTTATCGGGATTTTCTGCAAAATTTAGAAAGCTATGCATTTCATTGTTGAAGTGAGCCTTCACTTGTTCCGGTAATTCTTCAAACAATGTTTTTGCTGTAGCTAATTGATTTTGCATTTCTTGGAAATCCACTTCTGATACGTCACCGTATTGAGGGTTTGCTTTTGTTTGGGGCATAATTCCTGTTTCCATGAATTGTGCTAATATCTTATTAATATCACACTGTTCTGTGTGATGTTGTTCAGTGATACCGTCTGAAAACGTTTCACTATAATCTTCGTTGCCTAAATTGTAGGCTGAACGAAATGTATTTTTTGGTACGCCAGTGGCTTTTCTTTTAGTCATAGTTAATTTCCTCTAGTAAAAGGTATCAATGGTCTAGCACTGTTTACCCAGTGATCTATTGTTACCTTTTTATGGTTTTTTGGATTCTCCCAAAACCTTCTTTGCGCAGCGCTATGTGGTAATTGATTTACTAACATAAAATTTTCATTCATAGCTTTATTAGCTAAATAAAATTCTTTATCACCTTGCTGCGCTAATATTTCTTCTTGTTTTTTTAAATTTCTTACTTGTTGTGCTGAATTAGCTAATGCTAAAGCTGCTGCTGCTTTATTACCAACTGGAGCCATTGCTCCACTGGGAGAACTAGCTTCTTTAGAACCGGCTAGTATTGGATTTATTCCGGCCTTTTTTAAATCCGCCATACGGCGTTGAACGGCCGTATTTGACATTTCACGTTGAAATGCCATTTGTTTTGCAGCTTGTTCAGCACTGGCTACGTTTGTATCTTTTTGGCCTTTATAGCCAAACAAACCGCCAATTGCTGAACCTATTCCAGATAAGAAATCCATTAGAAATGTGTCCCGCCAGGTATGCTGTTTACTGGCATAGGTCGTGTACATCTTAGTTTAAATAGCGAATCAAATATAAATTGAGGTTCGCTTGCTACCGCTAGTGTACGTTGTACATTTGTATCTGTTACTTGGATCCATGAATCTCCGAGTAATGGCAAGCTTGCATACTCCTGGGCATAATGCCAGGACTCGAGAGTTCCAGTTGCGTTTGATCGGAATTTGCCAGTGACTCCACTTGGCTTATATCTATATTCCGCATAACGCTCTTGATAGCCGAACGTAGTATCGTCGGCTGCTGATCCTTGTGCGTATATTTCTTTGTTTTTGACTGCTTGTTCGCCAATCGTTGATAACGTTGGCCAGTAGTAATCGTATATTGTTTCTCTACTAAACATCCTGTTCAGTCCTTGTTGGTATGTTAGATCTGTTCTAACAGATACCATACCTATTACTATAGTATGTTCAGTGAAACTCTTTGTGAAAGAGTGGCCACTGAGTACTGTTGTTCCTATGGCCGATAAGTTACCTTGCGGTGTAACACTGTCGGTTGACGATGTTTGTGCGACCGGACTTATATTTACCGGTGAGCTTCCGCCACCCAAGTACTCGGGTCGTTGTAATCTAGCATCTGGGCTAGTTACATTAAAGTGATTTTTTATGACTTCGATGTATCTTGAACCGCCTCGCGCTTGGATTTCAAGAAATTTTTGTGTTGCGAATGCTAATCGAAGTTGGTTAATTGTTGCTGATGTTGCTTCTGATAAATCAGCAGATAATAAATTATTAGCGTCATTAAATGCTGTTGTAGTAACAGTAAGATTGTTATTATCTGTTTCTAATCTGTAATTATCTGTACCCTGAGATGGGTTACGAATAGTAACTAATTCCGGTGGACTGGCTACTGTAACCCCTACAGGTGCAGTACCGGCAATTGGTAAAGTTACATCTGCGCCTTTTTGTGGCCATGGTAATGCTGATGTGAAATAATCGTGTTTTTTTCCTCTATTAAGTAATGTGTAAGCAGTTGCGTCTGTACCAGACGTTGTTAATACTGTTTTTGGTGCTTGT